TGTACCATTTGAAGAGGCAATCAAGCGTTGTCCTTTTCGAACCGCGCCTACAACTTTAACTGGAACACGACCTTTAAGAGCAATGTAAGTTCCGCCTTCTAACCCTTCATTCATTTTAAAAGCAGGGTTAGTACTAATTGCACCAATTGCTTTATCACCATATGTAGCTGTACAAATTTCTGCAGGACCGCCTATTTTTACAACAGTACCTTCATCTAAAGTTGTGTTTGGAGGAGGAAGATATTTTTCTGCTAAATCGGCATAATTGGCACTTGTTGCTGTTCCATAGAATGTATTAGCATATATATTTTGATTGCTATCTCTAGCAACAATACTAGTTGCTGAACTTGCTGTAGTTGCACTTACAAACTGTCCGCCTAAATTTAAATAATTTGCATTTGTAGCAGTACCTACAAAATTAGTAGCATAAACATTATTCCATACCAAGCTAGAACTTCCTAAATTACTAGTTAAAGTTGCACCTGGAAGTACATCGGTACCCTTTAACGTCATTGGAGTTTTTGTAATCGATGATACAGATGTTTGGAAAATAATTGTATCATTATAAATGTTTTGAATAGTTGGATAGCTAGTATTCGAATTATTAAATACCTGTAATTTAACTGGACTACCTACTGTATATCCTACATCAGCAAAATTTACAGTTTGTGAAAATGTTGCATTACCAGCTTGTAAAAAATTAGAAGCAGGTATACCACCTAAACGATCTGAGTTTGTTGCTGTGCCCCAAAATCTGTAGTTAACATTATTTTCTGTAACACCGTTATCGGCATTTTTTGTATAAGCTAGTGTAACACCTTGTTGAATCTTATCAAATCCTGTAATAGCATTAACCGAAGGGTCTAATGTAAATGCTCCATCTGAACTAATAATAAAAACTACATTTCCATTATTAACAGCTTGTATAACAGCGTGGTTTGCTCCGTTTTCTAAATCTTTAACACTGATAGATTGCATCTGTGTTAAACCTTGGCCAGCAACACCCTGTGGTCCAATTAGTTGGAATGTTGACCCAGTATACGCAAACAACTGATTAGTTGCTGTATCAAACCAGAAATCGCCTTGAGTTAATCCGCTCGGCTGTACTGATCCTACTTCGGCACCGCCGGTTGTTCTAAATTTACTGCCATCCCAGAATTTTAATTTACTATTTCCACTATCAAACCAAATTTGACCTTTTAGCGGGTTAGGCGGTTGTGTTGTATTTGCAAAATTTTCTAGTAGCCATACAAAATTATCGTTTTGTGACTGTCCGTATCCAGCATAATTCTTACCAATTAAGGTAAGATCCGTAGACGTATCAACAGTACCGTCTGCAACTGTAGTTAATAGTGTACCATTGTAGTGATTAATCGTATATGACATCTCGCTCGTTCCTTATTCCTAGTATTTATGCTATTTTAACTTATAAATTAGTTTGATAAGTCCAAACTCCGCCCAATAGTTGGTACTGTTTTATAGTACTATCGCTACATTGTATTCTAAGTATTGTGCCGTTTTGGTGCTCTGATACTGGAAAAATCTTATTAATTAAATTTGTAGCAATTTGCGCTGTAGTTAACCCTGTTGTAGTCAAACTTAACCCTAAATTTATACTAGATACTGCTGTATCTACATAGCTTTTGTTAGATGCATCGGTGGCGTTGGAAGGTGTTGATACATTTGTAATCCTAGTACTACCAACATCGACAGTGCCAGATCCCTTAGCAACCAAATATATTGTACCATTAGCTGATCCAGAGTTTACATACGATACTGTACTATTTGCAATATTTAAATACGCGGCTTGCAGTCCTGTTAATGCTCCAATACTAGTTAGCCCAGGAGCCGATGTAATGCCAGTGCCCAGTGCTGTTGTACTCAATACGCTAGTGCCATTAATATAATATCCGGCACCGCCATTGGAAGTAGAAATATTAACGAAATCCGATAAATTCCAATAACCGCTATTTGCTGTAGAACTTGAACTAGCAGTAGCTGCCCAATCTATAAATTTAGTAGTTGTGCCAGATAATGTTATTCCACCGCCGCTAGCTGTGATATCTGTCGGTACCGATGTAGCACCAAGTGTAATATTTTTATCAGCAATATTAATTGTAGTACTATTAATAGTTTCAGTGTTACCTTGAACTGTTAAATTACCTCTAATTACGGTATTTCCATTAACGTCTAATGTTGCAGTTGGGCTTGATGTATAAATTCCCACAAATTGATTTTGTGCATTTATATATAAACTATTTTGTAATGTACCACCAGTTTGTAAATTAATACCAAAATTTAAATTTGTAGTATTAGAGTTAATCTGGAAAGTATTACTATTATTGTCAATATTAAATTTAATATTAGATCCGGTACCTAGTATCAAAGGTGTGTTATTTTGAATACTAATTTGTCCAGATGTAGTGGAATTTGATATTGTTGATAGGAAACTAGAAGCTGTTTTTAAACTTCCATCAGCTGCTAGTAGCGATTGTGCCTGTGTTGCCACAGCATTAAACAATACTCCCGGATATGTTCCAGTATTAAAACCAATATTAACAGTATTACTAGATGCTGTCATTGTAGTCGATGCTACAGTTGACGCATTACTTAGTGTATAAGTACCTGTACTACCTGTACTGCCCGTAAGCTGACTAGTAATTGTAGTTCCTGGAACTACTCCAATACCTGAAATAGTCTGTCCTACACTTAAACTACCGTTAGATATTGCCGTAACCGTTAAAATATTTCCAGATTGGCTAGCTGTAATTTGTGCAGAACTTGTAAATCCTGGAATAGCTGTTGCCGGAGTAAATGTATCTTTACTAAAAATTCCAATAATAGTACGAGCAACATATAAAACTACAACTGTATGGGTTACACCGGCAATATCAATAACATCCTCTACTACAAATCCGCTAGTTCCTTGAGTAGTAGTATATGCAGGACCTGTTAAAATAGTGTTCAATCCGTCATTAAAATATAACTGGCCTGTTGAATTATTAATCCACAAATCACCACTGCTGATACTACTAGGTACTACCGATGATACAATTGTTCCGCTAGTTGTAGTAAAATTATTTCCGTTATATACTTTTAAACGATTTTCATTTGTGTCGTACCATAGTTGCCCAATTAATGGATAGTTCGGCTGACTAGTGCTGGCAAAATTTTCTAATAACCAAACAAAATTATCATTAAAAAATGCACCGTAACTAGTAGTATTTTTACCGATTAAAGTTAAATCAGTAGATGTTTGGTTAACAGTTCCATCATTAATAGTTGTTAACGTATTTCCATTGGTAAGTTTGATAGTATAGCTCATTATATAGCACCAGTAAAGATTATGTAATTGATAGTTTGATAAGGATTCATTACATTAACAGCTACACCGGTTGCACCAGTTACTCCACCACTGTTAGGAAGTCCTTCACCAGTACTACCGGCTGTAATACCATAACCACTAACAGCTTGTCCATCTGCAGCACTGCCTGGAGGACTCGATGCATAGTATTGAATACCGGCATTACTTTGTAAAGTATGAGTATGCTGTGGTAAATTCGTAGATGCTAATGTTACAAACCCAGTTGCACTAGTATTTCCCGCACCAACGCTAGTAGCCGATACATCATTTACACGGTGAGCTGCTGTACTAGGATTTCCATTTAAATCAGTTGTTGTTGTAATAGATGTTCCTCCAGTTTTACTAGGAACCGTATTATAATTATTCATGTTATCTGCACCTAACGGAAAACGCCCACGTAGGTCAGGTAATGCAAATGTGCCTTGTCCTAGCAAATAACTTGGATTTTTATAAGAATATCCAATAACACTGTACAATTGAGAATATGTAGAGATTAGTATCTCCGATCCGTCGCATAATAAATATCCAGATGGTATAGAAATTCCTGCAAATGGCAGTATTGTTCCAATTGGAATTACAGCCAAATGATTATGCAATACAGATTTCGCCATGCTTACTAGACCTACCCCTGGTCTATAAACTAATAGTGTATCAGTTGTATAAGAATCAGTTGCTGCTGGTTTATTAGCAATAAAATTAGGATCTAATGTTGTTGTAAAGACAGCTGTTCCTGTGCTCGATTGTCCATTAAAACTAACAGAATTACTTGAAACATCTCCCGTCAAACTAAAAACTGTTGGGCTAGTTAAAAAAGCTGCAGAACCGCTAGCACTTCCTTCTAAAATTCCAGTAAATGTTCCTGAAAAATTTCCTGAAAAATTATTAGCATACATATTCCTAAAAGGTCTAGTGCTTGTACCTATATCATATAGTCCAGATGTAACTAGTGGAATATTCAATGTTGATGCTTCTGTAGAATCTGTTGAATAATTTGGAACAATTACTGCACCTGCACTTGGAGTATTAGTTCCATCAAGGTTATTCAAAATAGCTTGTCCATAAACTGTCAAATCATCACCAACTATTGCACTCATTGCAATAACTGCACCACCTTGAGTTGTTATACTGCCGGAAGATGTTGTAAATAATGTGCCTACAGTATACGATGCGTCTGCTGTTCCTTTTATATTAATACCAGTTGCTACTGTCACTGTACCAGCTACATCTAATTCCGAAGCCGGAGACACATTGTTAGTACCTATTCCTACCAATCCTGACGGATCTACGTGAATAATAGTATTCAATGCTCCTGCAAGATTAGTTAATTTAATATTAAAATTCCCACCGGTATTACTAGAATACAATGCAGCAGATCCACTGGCTATACCTAATGTTAATCCTAAATTAGAACCAATGTTTATACCAGAATCTGTTCTAATATTGACTGAATAATTAGTTGTGCTGATCGTGTCTGATCTCAAGAAGTTTGATGCAGCTATGGATTTATTACTAATTAATAATGAATCTGCAGAACTAGCTGTTCCCCAAAAGCGACTAAGACTTGTTGTTGTTGCAGAATCGACTGTACTTAAATTTATACCTTGATAGATTGTGCTAAATCCTGTTATTGT